ACGTTTATATATCGTTAGATATATTCGGCTACTAATCCTGAAAGGATAGTAGACGTTTATATATCGTTAGATATATTCGCCTACTAATCCTGAAAGGATAGTAGACGTTTATATATCGTTAGATATATTCGGCTACTAATCCTGAAAGGATAGTAGACGTTTATATATCGTTAGATATATTCGCCTACTAATCCTGAAAGGGTTGTAGACTAAAGTTTCTTATGCTCTTTTTGGAAAAGAGTCTTTACCAACCACGTCTATTGTCGTATCTTCACTCATGTGTATTTCTTGCATATTTTCTACAACTTCTCCAAGACGCTTACGTACATTTATCAAAAAATCGTCTCTTGGAGGGGCCCTTTTCTGTGTTTCTAACTTTATTTTTTCCTCATATTCTTTAATTGATTTGTCAATAATTATCTTCATACGACTATCTAAGTCGGGTAATAGTTCGTCACGTAGTACTTGTTTCTTATGTTTTAGATTTAACGCCATTTCAGCTATCATTAATTTCATACGACTCTTAGTATTATTATAGACGGTTGTGTGTTCTAAATTATTACATATATCAGGTCTAGCAAGGTCTTGCTCATGCTCAAACTCTTTTTCAAACGATCTAATTATATCATCCGGAATTTGTGGAGACTGCTCAATAAGTCTATCTAAATCCTGACGGCATATACTAAGAAAATCTAAACTATCTAGACGGTCATCAGGTTTCTGAGCCAGCTCTACCGCAATTAGACGATTAAACTTACCCCATGATACTGCAGAAACTCTATGAGCTTCAGAGTTCTGTGCATATCTGAAGAAGTTGCCAAGCGTCGTTAAAATACCCGTAAATAGAGCAACAATGCCAATAGTAATCTGCCCGTATTTCTCTCCGTTAGGTATATCTCCAACTAAACCTGTTAAACCAACACTCGCTGTTCCTGTGATAGTTGATAGTACTATTACAGGTATTGTAATAGCATTATTATATCCAGATAGTTTCTTTTCACTCCTATCATGAAGCCAACGATAACACGCAGCATAATCAGACCATTTTGCTAAAAGCTTTTCTTGCTCTTCAGACCAGCCGTTCTGAAATTTACGCTGCTTATTTCCTGATAAATCTTTAGGCGTATTTGCTCCAGATCCTTTTGGTGAGCTCATTCTACAGTTGGTTTAGATTTTACGCGAACTCATATACTCCCCAACCGTTTCTCATATACTGCCCAACTGTTTCTCATATACTGCCCAACCGTTTCTCTGAGTTGTTTCAATATGTACTTCTCTCCACTTAGAGTCACTCTTTAATTCTTCAACAATTTTTTTACACTTCTCAGTATTAATATCATCTAAGATAAAGACTTTTGTAGAGTTATAGAGTTTCTTAAATTCAAAGTACGTCAGATACTCTGATCCATCAAGAAGCACTACTTCTGGATTAAAAGATTCTATATCAAAGTATGATGTCTTAAAAAAACTACTCATATCATCTCTTAGCCATTCAATATTAACATTATCAAACATCTCTAAAAGGTCGTTTATCGGTGGCAGCTCGTTATCTTTGATAATGCGGGCTCTAAATATGTGTACATAAGATACGCTACTATACTTAGATTTCGCTTCATTATACATCTGTTCATTAATTTCTAAAGATGCAAACTGAAATGGCTCTACTCTTGTTTCAAACCCTTTTGCGAAACAGTATGTTGAGCCTCCACCGTTCCAAGTACCTATCTCTAGATACTTACTAAATCTAGTATCTTGAGAATAGTTCGCTATCATTCTCCCCATCTCACTATCGTATTTAATCTGACCATCGTTCTCTATCGTTCCCATTTCTACTCCTTCTTCTTAAAGCTTCGTTTAGGCTTAGAATTTGTTTCATATATTTTCTTAGCAGCTTCTTCAGTTAAACTTTTAACATCTAAACCACTAGGTATACTTACGAATATAGGTTTCTTCCCTTTCGCGGTTACTTTCTTCATCATATAAGTGCCATACTGGCCATTCTTGAATACAAACTCTCCTAAAGTGTGTAGAGTTTCAGATTTCCCTTTCATGCGCTCAATAAGTGTCTCAACGGTGTCGCCAGGTTTTAAACTGATATTCGTACCGTTGTATACAACATACTCACCAAACTTCCCCTTCTTTCTTACCAGTGGCTCAGATTCATGATAGCCAAATATGTCAGGTTTATCTTTATCTAGAATAAATCTTTCAACATCTGCATCAGTAATATCTTTAAAATTAATCTTTTCTGGCCATCCTAGAAACGCTTTATCTTTAACGAGTACTGGTCCAAACTTCCCCATTACTGCTTCATATCCGTTCGCCAGCACAATCTTTTTAGAGCTTGATATCTCCTTTGCTTTTACTTTTTTTAACTCTTCATACTTCTCCTTATAAGAGTTGTAAGTGTCAGTACATACTTTACGCCATTCTTCAGTGCCAGATTCTACTAAATCTAGTCTATCTTCCATCTGTTTTGTAAATCCGTAATCAAATAAGTCTTTGAACTCTCTTATACAGAACTCGTAGACTTGCTTACCGAGAATAGTTGGGAACATCTTCTGTTTCTGCCCCGCAACCTTCTTTGTTTCGTTCTCTTTCTTGGGAGGCCAAGTATTTGGTGCAGTAAGCGTAAGCCTATTTATCTGTACATCTCTCATTTCTTCATTCTTTGTTTCAACATAGTTCTTATCAACAATGGATGCAACTAGTGACGCGAAAGTTGACGGTCTTCCTATCCCCTTCTTTTCTAACTCTCGTACCAGTGTTGCTTCTGTATATCTTGATGGAGGTGTTGTTAGCTTCTCTTCTGCTTGAAGAGTTTGCCATCTGATTCTAATATTCTGAGTAAGATTTTCAGAACTCTTCCATAACTGTTCTTCTTCTTCCTCTCTCTCATCTAAATCAGTTTCACTCATACCTACAATCTTCCATCCTTGAAATGTGGTACGCTTCCAACTACTCTCATGAATAAACTCGCTAGGGTCGTTGTCTATTATCCACTGAATCTTCTTCTCTTCACCTCGCGCTACCGCCATAACACTCTGTAGAGCACGTTTATAGATTAGATTATAGATGTTCTTTTCTTGTGAGCTATACTTTGAATCTAACGATATGAGGTCAAAATGAGTTGGACGGATAGCTTCATGTGCACCATCACTATCTTTTGACTTCTTATTAGTGCCGTTTGCGAGATACTCTCCACCATAGGTCTTTTTCACTTGCTTCTGTGCCTCTTTAGTTGCATCCGCTGACATCGCGGTTGAATCGGTTCTCATATACGTAATATGACCATCTTCATAGAGTTTCTGGGCAATTCGCATCGTGTTTTTAGGATTAGAACTGTATAACGCGGACGCTTCTTGCTGCAACGATGACGTGATGAGAGGTAGTGGAGGGTTATGAGTCGTCGGCTTTATAGCACAGTCTGTAACGGTAGCAGTCTCTAAATCGTGAACGTTCTCTAGATAGTTCATAGCATCTTCTTCAGAAGAGAGACTTTCAATCATTCTTCCAGAGAATTTTGTACTACCATAGTACCAACTCCCTTTCACTCCCCACGATGATTCCTTTGTGAATTCACTAATATCTCTATCTTTTTCAACAATAAGTCTCAACGCTGGTGTTTGACATCTCCCTGCCGATAGAGCAGACCCTACAAACTTCCATAGGAGAGGTGAGATTGTAAAGCCTACCATCAAATCTAGAACTGCTCTAGCCTGCTGCGAATTAACTCGATTCATGTTTATAGTTCTAGGATTATTAATAGCGTTTAGAACAGCAGTCTTAGTAATCTCGTGAAACACGATTCTCGGATTTGTTGTAGTATCTAGTTTTAGAGCAATAGCTACCGAATAAGATATTGCTTCACCTTCTCTATCATCATCGCTAGCTAGATATATCTTTGTGGCTTCATTTGCCGCTACTTTCAACTGATTGATAGTTTTATACTTATCTTTCATAAACTCGTACTCTGGTTTGAACCCCTCTTCAATATGTAGAGTCTTAACATCTTCAATAAGATGACGAATATGACCCATAGAAGCTAGAACTCTCCAACCTGTTCCTAAGAATCCTTGAATCTTTGAGCATTTTGCTGGAGATTCAACTATAACAAGATTCATTGATACTAATTATATTCTACTAAAATATTATACAATTTTATTTATTTTTTACTATCTAGAAGGTCTAAAAAGAAAAATCTTAAATCAGTAGATGAATTATAAAGAGTGTAAAATAAAAGATGATAATGAAATTATTGAAGAAGAGAATAAGAAATTAAACTTCCGACGTTTCACATCAGAAGAGATAGAAAAAAAGCATACACCCTTTGAACGTATTAGAAAAAACGTGTTCCCATTCATATTTCAGAAGAAGAGAGAAACGTTTAGAGAAGATACAAAAATTAGTTTAGATGATATCATTACAAAGATATCTGATATCTCATTAAATAGTTTAAATCCTATTCTCGCCCCCCATCAGTTCTCTCACCACGGTATGGTATTTGAACCAACATCTCCAGTCCTTGAATCTACAGTTAGTAACTTATCTATAGTTCCAGAGTTTGACCTTGATGAGTTGTCTGAGATGTATTCTAATACCCCTAAGTTCTCACCTTTTATCGGTGACGATTTAAAATCTGATGAGATGATGAAATTAGATGGATAGAGCTGATATCGCTTACTTGTTAAATAGTACTCCAAAATACTACTATCTATTAGAGTTGCACGTTGCTCTAATAAGACGTTACGCTCCTAAATGTAAATGGCCAATCTACTTTGCCACAGAAGAGTCTGAGCACTCTATCTGTAAAATATTAGAAAGATATAACGTAACTATTATAAATCTAGAAAGAGAGAACTCTTCTTTTATATCTTCAAGAAAACGTGCGTTAGAGCTTCTACCAGATTCTATAAAATACGTACTACCAATGCAAGAAGATTTTCTTCTTGAGCGTTCTGTAGATACTAGTACAATTTGTGAATCAATTAGGATTCTTGATAAAGAGAGTGACATCATATCTATTCGCTATATGCCATGCCCTGGTCCTAATGATACGAACAGTAACTATAGTAGAGTATGGAAGTATATTAAGAATGATATGTACTTATTTACGTTTCAAGCGACACTATGGCGAAAGAAGGAGTGTTTAAACTACTATACTGCTATAAAGAATGAAGTAGATGGTAGAAGATTTAGCTCAGAAGAAGAACGTAACTTATATGAAGTAAAGATGAATATTGCTGAAAATAGTGATGGACAGAAGATATTTGCAACTCTATTTAGTGATAAGAAAACATTAGGATATGTAAGACAACATAAGTATCCTAATGCAGTATATTTGAGTCCTTGGCCTTATAGACCAACTGCAGTAATTAGAGGAGTTCTGCAACCTTTTGCAAAGGAGTTAGCTGAACGCGAAGGGTTTTTACTTTAGAGCTGGTTGCTAATAATAATCTAGAACTGGTTGCTAATAATAATCTAGAACTGGTTGCCTGAATTGTTAATTGTAAGAAACACAATATTTCTATCATTAATACTGTTATTAATGATAAATGTAGATGTTTCTAACCCAGTTCTAAATACGTCGTTGCCACCTGTTGTTTTAATAGAAGCCATCCCATCTGAAATATAGTGCACTAAACTAACATTACAGTTAATAAGAGCGGTATCAAACTCCATCTTTAACGGTTGAATAAATCCGTTAGAGAGAACTCTAGGATTTAAGAATGAGGATACACCATAAGGGTATGAGCTAGTAATCGGTATATACTGCTGAATTCCAGATTTAAGTACAGGGACGTTTGAGTTACCAGAAACGTACATAAAATGGCTTGATAGAGATATTACTGATTTTATACTAGAGTTCCCATCTGGATATAGTGCTAAACTAGATATTGACGAAGGAGCTACAACTGGTCCAAATGTAAAGTTAGGGTAGTAGTCTATATACATACGCGATGAGTTATTAGGGTTAATATAACGACTCATATTTGAAAAATTGTACTGAAAAGAACTAAACTGCGCAGAGCCAGAATTACTTAATGCAGCACTTGTAGCAAGTGTGGAGAGGTTCTGTCTCCCAGAAATCCCATTGTACTGAACAGATGATACTATGTTAGGATAGTTCAAAATATTGAACATAGTACTCGCTTGAATAGATTGTATAGTACTTGCAATGGTACTTACTAAAGGGACGTTGATAAATAGAGTTGTACTTACAGAATTTGTTGAGATGAATACTTCTGGCGTATTTGTAGTAATTGTTAATGTAGCATTAGTTGATGGCGCATTTAAACTATCTTGACCGGGGACGGCTACTGTTTTGAAAAAAGAACCTACAATTGAACTAATTGATGTAAAGAATGTCTGTCCGTTCCCAGAAGCAGTTAGTACTAGCGATGAAGGGATAGGTGTATTACTTGATGTATAAAATTTCAACGCATTTAATTGTAGTAAGTCTAATTGTAGTGTCTTTCTAGAAGATGCCATTCTGCTTTTAATAAGTTATATTTTGTATAGAAAGATAGTACGAAGAAGTTGAATTAAAAAATAAATCGACGTTGCTTGTTGGAAATCCATCCGCACCAGCATAATTGTAAACATTTAGGAATCTGTGTACTAGTTGATAGTTGCTCGTGTAATTTGAATTGATTACAGACCCTTGAATATTGATTCTTAGAGGTTGTTGAAATAGATTAGAAGAGTTATTATTAATTGCTAGAAATTTTGTTTCTGTAATATTTGTACCTATAGTGGAAGCTCCATAAGATATTATAGTGGAAACGTGGAATATTTTAGGATTTGCACCAGTATTTAGAGCTGGAAATATCATATTTGGATATAACTCAATACTCACTGTTGTATTCCCATGAATATAGTTTGAAAAGCTGTTTAGTTGTAAATTTAGAGTTGAGACGTAGAAGTCAGAATTATTTGAAGTATACGCTAATTGAGAACCGTTATTCCCTTTATATTTAATAGAAGAATTATTAAAACTATCATAAAAGTAAGCCGACGATAGTGTACTAATAATTACGTTAACATTATTACCTCCAATAACGAGAGCATTTGCTCTATTTAAGTAGTAGTTTGTACGATTATTCAGAAGATTTGTAACAGAGCTGATTAAATTCTGTGTTAATGCAGCACTCGTCGAAAATAGTGATGCAGATGAAACATACTTCATTAATCCGATTCCTATTAGTGAGCTTGTTAACGATTGACTACTTATGTAACCCACGTTAGCGAGTCCTCGGATACTACTTTCTAGAGTTTGTGTTGATATATAACCTAGAGAACCGAGATTTGTAACTGTACTTAGGTAGCCATAAGTACCGAGACCTCTAATAGTACTATTCAAACTTAACGAACTTACATATCCTGTGGCTCCTAATCCTGTTACTGTGCTCCCTAAGAATGATGAACTTAGATAACCAAGATTTCCTAAACCCTCAATTGTACTGTAAAACGTCTGTGAAGAGATATAGCCACTTGTTGCAAGTCCATCAACTGTACTTGTAAGATTCGGTGTGCTTAATGAACCCGGCAAAACACCTGTTGAAATGTTGTACATGAACGTATTTAGAGTGTTTAATGTTGATGGTAGATAACCGATATTCTGACCGTATGAACTTATGTTATCTAACACGTTTTGCCATTTAATATTGCCAATCCCGTCAGTTGATAGAATATAGTTTGTTGAAATTGCTAAATTAGTATTTGGGTCTATTGCTAATAAACTTCTGAATATTAATGGATCCATACTCCGTCTAATTAAGAAAAAGAATCAATACTCTTTATAAGTAGCGAACAGATGACAGGTAATGGAGGATTATTACAACTTGTCGCAGTCGGTAAACAAGACATATTCTTAACCGGAAATCCACAGATTACATGGTTTAAAATGGTATATAGACGTTATACTAGTTTTGCAGTTGAATCGCAGGCTCTATTTTTTGATGGAGACCCAGACTTTGGGAAGAGGTTAACATGTCTAGTACCAAGAAGAGGTGACCTACTCGGTCCTCTAGTTTTAGAAGTTACACTCCCTCCTTTAACACTTACAGATGGGACACCCGTATCCTATGTAAACGCAATTGGTCACGCACTGATTGAAGAGATTACACTTGAAATCGGTGAGCAAGAAATTGATACCCAAACCGGCGAATGGATGGAGCTCTGGTCTAATATGACTACCACCGCAACGCAGAGACAGGGGTTTAACGATATGATTGGTAAAGTTGACGATTATATAGTACCCCAGAATTTCGGACCTTTAAAACTCTACATTCCACTACGTTTCTGGTTCTGTAAGAATCCTGGACAGTATCTCCCTCTACTAGCACTTCAGTATCATCCTATTCGTATCAATCTAAAATTAAGAAATTTACAAGACTTATTCTTCAGCCCATCATCTTCCGATTCAGCAGTATGTGACAAACTTGCCGTAAACACTGTAAAGATAACAGATTTACGTCTATTCGGCGACTACGTCTATCTTGATGTAGAGGAACGTAGAAGATTTGTAAGTAATACACACGAATACTTAATTGAACAAGTTCAGTATACTTCTCAAATATCAATTCCTATTGGTGCAACATCTTCTACGGTACGTCTTGAATTCAATCATCCTATTCGCGAACTACTGTGGTTTATTCAAAGGTCTAAAATGGTTTCTCGCCACGAATACTTTAATTACAGTAGCACAAGTATACTAGAATCTGGGGCTCGTAAAGATTTACTACTCGATGCAAATCTACAGCTTGACGGATACGATAGGTTCGATAAGAGAGATGCTGGATATTTTCGTTTAGTTCAACCTTACTATCACCATACAGTCGTTCCTAATAACTTATTTATATATAACTACTGTTTCGCACTAAGACCAGAAGAGTTACAACCTTCTGGTTCATTAAATGCGAGTCGCATTGATAGTTTTGTTCTACAGATGAATATAGCTCCGGATTCTACAACAGGATTAACGCCTCCAAGAGAAAACGCATACACGAGAGTATACGCTACAAATCATAATGTGCTAAGAATTATTAACGGGTTCGGTGGGTTACTATTTACAATTTAAAAGTGTTTCAAAATTAGGTTATGCAGGCATATTCACCACCAATCAAACTTAAATTACCAATGTGGATATATAAGTGGCTTACAGTAGTCCCAATCATAGGATTCTTTGGGCTCGACCATTGGGCGGTCGGCTCAAATTTTACAGGCGTCGCTAAACTCCTAGTAAATATATTGACATTTGGCTCGTGGTACGCATATGATATTGTACAAGCATGGTCTGCTACACGAGAAGATGGGAAGACTGTACAGTCACAAGGGTTGCGAACACCTTTCGGTTTTTATGATGGTATCGGAAAAAATATGTTTGATAGTGAAACTGTTGAAAATATGGGTAGTAATAGTAAATTATGGTTATGTATAATGGGTATTGGTATATTTGCCATGTTATTCTACTTTACAGGATTCTTTTTAACGACAGAATCTGGGATAGTTAGTAGCATACTGTTTGGAGTAGCAACTATCTCATTCTATGGAGCACTCATATTAACACTTTTTACAATGTACTTCTTCTTCAGCAAATTTATTCCTGTTACATCAGCTAGAGCGAGAGCCACAGTAAACCCTTTCCGCAGTACACCCACCTCAACGACTGGTGTAGGTAAACTCTTGACTGCACAAGCGGTGAGCGGGACACTACCGCAGTTTGGCGGCACTGAGTTGGGGTCTACTGAGTTTGGGTCTACTGAGATAGGCGTACAAGAAGGGGGTGGATATGATGCGATGATAGAAACAACACGAAGAGTATTTGAAGTTCCTAAAGTATCAAACGATCACTTATATTTTGGTTTAATTCTCCTAGTCTTACCATTATGCGGATTCGCCGCGTATATCTTAATAAATAATAATAAGCAAGTTAAAAAAGATGAAGTATCTGGAGACACAAGAGCAGTTTGAAGAACTAATTGGTCGTAAATCTTACGATGGTGATTTACCCCCTCTAACAATTATCTGGTTCAGTGCTGAATGGTGCGGTCCTTGTAAGAGGATAGGTATTAATCAACTAGTATCAGAAGTTGATGCTAACTGGCTCAAATGTGATGTTGATATGAATAACTATACGGCTGGTTACTGTGGTATTCGTTCCATACCTACATTTATGGTAATTCGCGACAAGGAAATTATTGGAACAAAGGGGTCTTCAAATACTATTGAAATTTTAGACTGGCTAAAAAGTGTTATAACCAATTAGGTATGATTATAGTAGTAGGTGGTGGAATTGCTGGGTTCTACTGTGCTTTAGAATTACTAAAACGCAATAAAACTGTAATACTGTGTGAAAGATACAAGACTGTTGGTGGAAGAATCGATACGTATAAGAAAGAAGGATATAAGTGGGAATCTGGCGCGGGTCGTATCTCAAAAGCCCATACGATTATTATGGGACTTATGAAAAAATACGATCAACCACTTGCACCTATATCAAAAGATTTGGGATATAAGAGAGATGGAGATTCTCCTATTGAACCAAATCTTTTTGAAACTAATATTCAGACATTTTTTGAACCGCTAAATAGTCTCGATTCTAAAGTACTCGCCAACTCAACGCTGAAAGAGCTGTGTACTAAAATACACGGCAAGAAAGATGCAGAGGAGTATCTTGATAGGTTCCCTTATAGAGCTGAAGTGGAAGTTTTAAGAGCTGATTTAGGATTAGAGGTGTTTAAAAAAGGCGCTGAGATGGCTTCGTACGAGGGGTACTTTGTTGCAGTAAACGGTTTACATAAACTTATTGAAGCGATGCAAAAAGATTTTATTAAAAAAGGTGGCAAACTCTTAACAAATCATACACTAGTAGATATCGTTGATAAGAAAGATTATATTGAGAGTAAATTTTTATTTGGTTCTAAAACTCTTATTATGAAATCAGAAAAAATAATCTGTGCCATGGAATCTGAGTCGTTTAAAAAGATACCGTTTTTTAAAGAGTTTAAAACTCTAAAATATTTGAGAATGGAGCCCCTCTTGAGAACTTATGCAGTATACGATAAACCTTGGTTTTCTGAATATCCTAAAATCGTAACGAGAGGTCCGATAAGATACTTTCTACCTATTGACTACAATAAAGGTATCGCTATGGTATCTTACACTGATTCAAGAGATACAATTAATTTTCATAAGATTTTAAAAGATTACGGTGAAGAATCACTCGGAAATCATATACAGAATAAGTTAAAAGAACTATTTGGGGGAGTGCCTGACTATAAGTTCTTCAAAAGTCACTATTGGAAGCACGGCGCGACCTACTGGTTACCTGGCGATTACGACCCAGTTAAAGAATCCGAAAAATCTTTAAAACCGTTCGATTCCGAAGTTTATGTTGCAAGTGAATCTTTCAGTTTGAAACAAGCTTGGATGGAAGGTTCTGTAGAGCAAGTAAAAAAATTGTTTGATACTTATAGGTTTTAGATGGATGCACACTTTATTATAGCACTATTCCATGTACTAGTTGTCGTCCCATTTCTTGGTTACGTATTTATAAATCGTGCAGCGACTCCAGAGTACGTATACAACATACTATTTTTTGTAGGTATCTTTGTTCTAGTATATCACGCTTATAAAGCTGTATTGAGATTAAGGAGTGGTTCTTCTCTAGTCTGGATAAGTTTAATACACGTTTTGGCGATTGCTCCTATAATGATTTATGTTGGTTACATGAGTAAAAAAACGCCACGCCCCGCCTATGAAATATTGGGTCTAATCACTTTTGCAGCTCTTGGTTATCACTTATATTCACTAGTGCTTATGACACAGTTAGTAAAAGATGATGATTAGATAATTTCTTTAAGAATCTTCTGCATTTCTGGTGTAGTGGTACTAATACACTTGATTGCGTGGTAGTAGAACGCAGTCATTGAAGAGAATACAGTTTTACAGGATGTACAATCAGTATTATCACCGAGAATCTTATCAGATTCATTCTTAAAATGCTTTCGCATGCAGTGAATTCTACGATTTGCTTTTGTATTTGCTTCAAAATTACAGCCGTTAAAACAACATTTAAACTCTTTAACTTTCTTACTATCTGAATGTCTGAGTTTATGCAGCTCAAGAGAACGTTTTTGCATAAAGTCTTTCTTACAGACATCGCACTCATAGGGGAGTTTCCCTTCATGATTCTTCATATGATAGTGCATTGTAGATTGATGCTTCTCTACGATGTTACAGTTTGGGCAGACGAAGAGACCTTGCTCATTTTTAATATATGTTAAAGACATTATTGGCTACAATGTTTACGGACAATTTTTTTCAATTTTTTATATATATAGTGTTATTAATGGATAAACCAGTGTCAGATGAGAAACATTCAAAATATTTCTCATCTTATAAACCAAATGAACTCTTTTGGGGAATAGGTATAGAGAATGAAACGTATATTGAAATTTTAAGAAGAGAGAAAGTATCTGGACACTTTTTTAAGGGTCAGAAGCGTGAACGTTATAGTGTGAACTACTATGATACGTATCGTGAAGGAGAATTCAATAAGGCACTTGATACTATAATTGATAGTGCTAAAGAGTACGATTTACCAATTCTAATGAATAGTCATGAATTAACAAGAAACGACTTATCCGGTCAACCGATGACGAATTACGATAAAGGTGCTACACCAAATAAGAAGTTTTCTGGTAAAACAGTTATTGAGCATATGAAAGAAGTAAATAAGTATTTTGAAAAAGAGTATAATTTGAGTTACTGTTTCGACGGAGATACTATAGAGTTTATGACACTTGAATTTTATAAAACTACAGTAGAACACGTAATTGGTGAATTAAAGTATCATAAAAAGATGTTTTTACAGAATTTAAATAGTCTTAATCTCCCACTAACAAAGGGAGCTAAATTTGCGTATCCAAAAGGGAACTATGGGTTTGCAAGATTTACCACAAATATGAATAATCTTGCTATATTTAATAATGGGACTTACCATTTTAATTTTACCTTGCCAACTATACTAGACGAGAAGGGTGAGATTAAAGATAGGAGAAACTTCGATAGGAGACACGCTATGGCGATTCGTACTATTCAAGTAATGGAGCCACTATTTATTGCTAAATATGGGAGTGGCGATATCCTGTCACTAAGCGAAAAGTATAGAAAAAGGTTTCCAAGAGGTTCTCAGAGAGTTGCTGCATCAAGATATATTGGCGCTGGAACGTTTGACACTAATAGAATACAGACTGGTAAACTCTTACAAGCCGAGCGTAAATCTTATGAGAGAGGATGGTATAATGAGTTGTACAATCAGATTAACTATGAGAAGAACGATTTAATAGGTTTTGATATTAATTTTAATAAGTTTAAAAACCATGGGATAGAAGTACGATTCTTTGATCTATTCCCTACTGAGAATTTACATGAAGTTCTAGAATTTCTAGTCTACTTGTTAGATCATTCTGTTGTTTTAGAGCATCTAGAAAGTTGTATTCATGATGAATTCTGGAACTCTATTATGTATAGAGCAGTTCTTGAAGGGAAAGATACGTTTCTTACACCAGACGAGTTAACTTGGTTAAGAAAAACACTTAATATAAGAATAAGATTAAAAAATCGTAGAATTCTTGATGTGTATGAGCAGATTTATAAGTATTTAAAAGATAAGTATAAGAACGACGGACCGTGTAGTAGATATATGTTAGAAAAAACAGTGGTTTGTTGTTAAATCTATCTAAAGCTCTTCTAATATTTTTAGATAATGAAACTATTAACTTTAGCAATCGGAGGAGATTTCCGTAAAAGTCTTAAAAAAGCTCTAGATTCAAAGAAAAACTATTGTGAAAAACGTGGCTACGAGTATATTCTGGGTGGTGAGGAGTTCTGGGATAGAGAGCGACCCATCCCATGGTCAAAAATTCCTTTTCTACTAGACGTTCTTAGTAAATCAGAAGATGGAGAACTAATTTTTATGAGTGATGCAGATGTATATATTACTAATACTGATACTAAAATTGAAGAAACGATTGCTCCTCTGCTCCCTGACGATAAAGATCTACTCATGACAATTGATTCGTGTGGTCATATTAATGATGGTAATATACTAATTCGTAATAGTGCTTGGACGCGTGATTTCTGGTCACGTGTTTATAGAGAGACTGACTTACTGTATCATCCTTGGTGGGAGAACGCAGCAGTGATTAAACTACTCGAATCTAATACTTCTGATTTTGCAAAAGCAGAGATTACAAATAAGTGCAGGCTATTTAACGCGTATATTCAAGGTCTCCCGAACGCTCCTCTGTGGGAGCCTGGCGATTTTCTCGTTCATTTTGCAGGAATCTACGATGTCAATAAGATGAATAAGTTTATTGAAGATATTGATGCTGGAAAAATTCCTAGGAGAGGCATGTTCGATTAAAAATCTAAAGTGTTAGTATAGAGATGAACAATAGTAATAATGATGACGAGTACGAGGGTGGCAAGATGAGAAGAAAAAATAATAATAATGATGATGAGTACGAGGGTGGCAAGATGAGAAGAAAAAATAATAATAATAACAATAATAATTACAATGGTGGTCAGATGAATAACGGCAATAACAAGACCCGTAAGAATAATAAGAATTCTGAAACCATGATGGGTGGTGCTAAAATCCCCGCTAAGGGGACAAAGGCTCAAGTGTGGCACGGAAATGCGCGCCACACTTCCGGTGGACTAACAAAGAGAGATCTGATGAAGACCAAGAAGGGGCGTATTGTAAGTCGCAAGAAGCACGCTGCAGGTAAGAAGGCGTTGAAGAATTTAGTTAAGGCTGGTTACAAGGCGAAGAAGGGGACGTTCAAGTTATTTAAGAAGTAAATAACGACTTGAACAGAGTGAAACAAGTTATTTAAGAAGTAAATAACGACTTGAACGGAGTGAAACAAGTTATTTAAGAAGTAAAAAGTTCCTATGCAAGTAGATAAATGTTACAAGAAATGATAGCAAAAATAGTATTTACTTTTATTTTACTTTTAATACTTGCTATAACATACTATATCATGATAACAACGAGAAATAATCAGCAAGAGGATAAAAAATATAATCCATTGCTTTGGCTTATCCCACTTGCAGTGGCTGTTCCTCTACAACTAGTAGGTAATGTTTTCATATCGTCATATTATCTAGGAAAAAATACACGGAATCCAAAAATATCTAATTATTAGTAGAATTTTTTATTTTCCAAACGATTTAAGAAGTAACACTTTAAGAAACATATATAATTTATACTATAAATTATGTATTATTCTCAAATTCAACAAGATAAGATATTAAATGAAGTTTTTTTTAAAAATATGAGAGATGGATTCTTTGTTGATGTAGGAGCGCACGACGGTATTAATTGTTCAAATACGTATTTTTATGAGAAAGAACTTGGTTGGAACGGTATATGTATTGAACCGTATCCAAGAATCTTTAAGGAACTAGAAAAAAATAGGAGATGCACTTGTATTGAAGCAGCAATCTGTAATGAAACTTCTGAGAAACCTTTTCTAGAAATATCTGGATATTCTGAAATGATTTCTGGGTTAGTTGAAACTTACGACCCTCGCCACTTAACAAGAATTTCTAATGAAGTGCGTGATACAAAAGGTAGAACAAGTATAATCAGTGTTAAGACAAGAAGATTGCAAGATATTTTCGAAGAACATAGTGTCAAAGAAGTGAACTACTTATCAATTGATACAGAAGGTGCGGAATTAGAAGTACTGAAAAGTATAGATTTTAATAAGGTACATATTCATGTAATAGATGTAGAAAATAACTATGATGATACGTTTTCTACAATCAGAACATTTTTAGAATCAAACGGGTTTAAACACGCGTTCCCAATTAGTTTCGATCAAATATTTATTAATTCAAAGTCTATTCAGCCTTAGACTCTAAAACATCCGCTAAATTTCTTAGATACTCCGAGGCTTGAGCATAATTTATATTAGGTTGATAATTTTTTATACTATTAAAGTCGAACCAGTATAACGAACCTCGTTTATCTGATTCGCCTACTGAAGACCATACGAGTGAAACATCAGAAGCTTTCGTTTCATTTAAAATAGTTTTAGTATCAACATCTTTCATTTTTGAACTAAGAATTGCTACTACTTCGTCATGTGATGATTTAGTATTCCAGAATATTGTACTATACTCATTCTTAGGATAAGTACCACCGGATATTAGTGTTATATCATCTTTACTCTGAAAAATAGGGGATGGGATATCGTAGCCGTACCAGAGAACTATTAGAGGTTTTGAGCAGTTCTGAATATAAGTGTATGCAAGTCGTAAATCTTGGGTTTCACGAATGCGAAATATAGCATCTATGTACGTATTTTTTAAATACTTGGGTTGATGTTTTAGAAACGTGTCTGAAAATACGACTACAATCTTATTTCTCCGTAAAACTTCTTCAGAGAATAGTTGTAGTAGAGAGTTGTAAGATTTATCTAAACTGTATAAATCTCCAACGCAGAATATCTTCTGTTTCCGAATCGGGATAGAGTAGGCTTCTAGTTGGATTGTGGACTCACTCATTAATCTTTACGAATTTTCTTAGAACCTAAAAGAAACGCATACAATGAACAAGTATCTCTATCTTCTGTTACCAGTTCTAATTTTGATAGTTGATTTACCGTGGTTACTCTTGAATGGTAAGACTTCAAGAGATATGATTGAAAAAATTCAAGGCTCTCCAATGATAATAAAAATAGGACCTTCGGTCGTAGTATATATTGCTCTGGCCTACTTAGCTACAATTCCTAAAGACGTACAATCTGCCTTTTTACTAGGATTATGCACATACGCGGTGTACGATTTTACAAATCTAGCAACATTAAGTAATTATAGTTTAGAGTTTGCAATAATTGATTCATTGTGGGGTGGAGTTCTCTTTGTAATTATTCATGAATTACTAAAGCTTTCAAAGTAGTCGTTAAGATTTATCTTATCTCTTAATTTCCCATTCAACTTAATATACGGTATTGACTTTAAAAATGCTTTATCATGTATCTTCTTATCAATACATTCATCATTAAGTTCACAAGATGCTTCAAGTAGTAACATAGATTTGTCTGCAGTTTCAACAATAATAGGTGGGTTAATATCTAAATCTTTCTGTAAGATTTTTTGTATACATACATGTTGTGTATGATATGTTGAGTATATACCTTGTAAATCTACATTATCATCCTCCAACGCCTTCCTATACTTTTCAAATCCTATTTTAATAGCTTTCTTGTACTCATTAAACCAGAGTACTAGTATCGGACTATTTTTAGGAGCCATTATAAACCAATTCTCGATAATAGGATACTTCGTATCCTCTTCCCACTCGTATCTTTTCTTAAAAACAGTAAGCTGACTTTTTACACTTATACTTCTCTTATGAAGTTCTTCAATTTTAGAGAAATCATTTACTATAATACTAGAATCCATCCACAACCCCCCATATTTTTCAAGTAAATACATTCTAAAATAGTCTGCTTTATGCTGTATAGATAAATCGTAAAATTTTTTTGGTAGATGACTTTCATCAATATAGTTAAATATAGTTTTAGGTGTAAGCATGCGAACTTCCCATCCACTCGATTCTGACTGCTTTATAAGATTATCATTTATTTTTACTATTTTTTTAGGTATAGTGTCATCAGGTACATTGCTAGTGGACCAAATATATATATTTCGTTCTTCCCAGTACTTCCAAATTATTTTAGGCAAAATATAAGTATCGTCAAAACTTATATTATGCATTGATTCCGTAGAGTATAATAGAGTTATTAGAACTGAAATAGTAATTAATACTAGTAATAGTAGTATATTACGATACATCTACTAATAAAATTGATTATTTATTTTTATCATACAAGTCATAGAAAATGGAATCCTACGTACCTCCAAAGGTTCACCCACTAAATGATGAAGAAAAAGCTTATATTAAATCGTTAACACCAAGAGAGTTGGCGCTACACAAGATTGCTGTTGAAAAACTCGGCTCTTCATATTTCGTATGGAAGAGTCACGGATATCAAGAATATAAAGCAAAAAAACTAACACAGAGTAAGTGATGGATGCTCCAAAGATAAGAGGATATACTAATTCACAGAGTATAGGCACAAGAGAGATTGAATCTCAACCAAACGGTACATCATCCGGTCAACAAGTACTACTTCCACAACAGATTATTAAACCTTCTATCGGACCAAAGCAACGAAGAGAGAAGATTGTTACCATTCTCTGTAATAGTCGAGAACGTAACGTGGTATCCTATCCAAACTCTAATCAGTTTCGTTGGAGATTGAGAAGAGATTTGAAAAATATTACAAGTATACGATTGATTGGAGGTAATCTACCGGCAAACTTCTATAATATAAATACTAGTTGGAACAAGTTCTCTTTTTTAGAAAATACCACAACATATACGATAAGTCTGAACCCTGGGGTCTATGATGGAGCATCAATAGCTACTGAGTTAGCTCGTGCTTTGAACGCATCTGGATTGTCTAACGTGTATACTGTAACGTACTCAACAACTACTCTAAAACTGACAATTAGAAGAGCTTCTGGTACATATAATTTTTCATTACTATTTCAAACCGGTCAGTATACCGACCAGTTTGACGATTTTACTGGTACTGTTGATAATTTAACGAACGACTATTTGAGTGAAATACGATCACCGGCACGCTTACTAGGGTTTGTAACCGCTGACTACACATCTATCTCTGGAAGTATCGTTGCACCGAATCCGGTTGATACTTCTTGGTTCTTAAATAAGATATTTTTACATATTAATGTTGATTCATCATTAGAGCTAAATAGAATTGAAGTTGCACGAGGTGCTCATGACCCCTATACAGTGATATATCTAGATAATATAAGAGATGGGTACAAGTATTTAAATCGAGAAACTGATTATCCGGCTCTAGAATTCAGTCCGGCCGCTCTGTCGCGCCTAAGTCTTTTAGAGTTTTCATTAAGAGATGAATTTTATAGAGTACTTGATACACAGAATAAGGAGTTTACTCTAGTACTAGAAATTACATTCTTAGAATAAGAAATCCCGGCTTAAAAATATTTTCTTTTATGGTATTATACAATCACGTTGAAGGAACTACGCAATATACTAACCAATTTTACAAAAGAACATTTTGTAAAACGCTCTTTTTACGCTTTCTATCCTCACAAAGTATGGAATCAACACGCCTTATGGAATACCCATCTCCCGTTTATAACGCCACACTATGCTGTAAAGTCAAATCCAGAACCACTTCTAATACAGACAATGTACCAACGTGGGATTAAGTTTGATTGCGCAAGTCTACAAGAGTTAAAATTAATTAAAGATATTCTCCCTCCTACTATAAATCTTAAAAAGTCTATCGTGTATGCAAATCCTTGTAAATCACTAGTTGATTTAGAGTACGCTAAAGTAGAAATCGGCTCACCCACAACTGTAGTAGATAGCAGAGAAGAGTTAAATAAGTTGGTTGATATAGGTTATGAAGGAGGAGCCTACGTGCGTATTACTACAGATGATAAAGCTTCAAAAATCCCTTTTTCCGGTAAGTTTGGTCTATCACCAGACGACGTTAAAGATTTAGGATACTACGCTAAACGAAAGAATATAGAGATTGAAGGTATCAGTTTTCATGTAGGCTCTGGAGGTAATAATGGGAAAATCTACTACAATTCTATTAGGACTGCAAATGCGTTAAATAGTACTCTACAAGCACAAGGGCATGTAGCAAACACTGTAGATATCGGTGGGGGATTTCTTGCAAATTCTGACGATTTTATTAAAAAGGTAAAATTTATCAAAGATGCTTATGATCCAAACTTTCAGTATATTGCTGAGCCTGGCAGATTCTTCTCATCCGTTTCTCAAGACTTCTTTGTGAAAGTTATCGGTAAAAAACCTTGGTCTAACGGTTGGAGATACACCATCGATGACAGTTTATACGGCCAGTTCTCATGTATCCCTTTTGACCACGCTAAACCGTTATGGGTACGCGTTCCTCTACTAGAGGATAGCACAGTAAGACCGCGAACAAAGGGTCTTCTTATGGGGAGAACGTGCGATAGTGTTGATGTTATTGCTAAATCAGAATCTATGGAGGAGTTGGAAGTTGGCGATTGGCTATGGTTCCCTCAAATGGGCTCGTATACGAACGCCACTGCAAACGAGTTCAACGGATTTCCTAAACCTCCAACTATACCTGTACACGTTGAAACTACAGATATATCTAACTATTCAGATAGAGTACCAGAGTCTATTAGCACTGTAGAGCCTGTATCTAGTGCTGCACTCCTCTATTAGTTTATCCATCTCTTATTCAAGTTCTGAACTACGTTATGTGAGCTGTTTCTATAGTAGAATGTCCAAATCGAGCAGTTACTTGATGAGCATATAAGATATTTACATTTAGCCATAATAAGAACTGTTGCAAAAAAATAGTGAATCATGTAGTAGTTGGCATCTCCATTATGTTCATTATGTACACCTTTTTTTGTATAGGATGTAATATTCTCTCTAATAATGATTACATTATTAAAAGACTCTAATACTCTATCAATGAATAACTGGTCATCAGACTGTACTAGGTACGTTAGACCAGTTACTTCTCTCATCTTATTAATATAACTATCATAATCATCTATCTGGGTTTCTTGAAACTTATCAGTTCCTCTATAGTATACAGCACAAATCTTATCTGGCTCTATACTATACTTATTAATTAAATAGTTTTGTATAGCTAATATCTTATCTGAAGGAGAGAAGTATTTAGAGATAAATGGAGACAGTTCGTCTATATTTAAGTTCTTATACTCTTTGAACTGATTATCCCAATCGTATACTATACTCTTTGTGTAATCTATAGGCTCTGAATTTAGTTTGAAAAAATCGTACGTTATATCAGTAAATAGTAAATCGTGAGGTTTGTATACTATAAACTGTGAAGAACTATCTACCACTTCTGGCAACTTCTTCTCTCTATTGAAATATTCTAATATATGATGTAGTTTTACAGTTATACAAGAAAAAAATCCACAGTTATGAGTTACTCTTATCATTAGTTGTAAGTATATACTACTACTTTATGTGTGTCAGTGTAGCAAAAAAATTATGTGTCAGTGTAGCAAAAAATTGAAAAAATTTTCTACTACTATTCAGTATCAGAAAATGTCTTCCGAAGATTGCTCAGTCTGTGCAGAGAAGTACACGAGTGTTGTTCGCACTAAGATTTGCTGCGGATACTGCTCCTATTCAGCATGTAAAACCTGTGTAACACGCTACTTACTATCTCAAGCAGTAGATGCACACTGTATGAACTGTCGCACGGGATGGAATCGTGATTTTCTAGATATTCATATGACCAAGGCGTTTCGTATCGGGCCCTGGAAAGAGCATCTTAAGAAGATGATTGTAAATCGTGAGAAAGCTATTCTCCCTAACTTTCAGAAGTACGCAGCGGCAAAGAAGAAGATGTTAGAGATTTCACCAATTATGAATGCAGCACTGAAACGTGTGGTTGATGTAGATAGTAGAAAGAATAAGATTAATAATGATATGCACGGTAGAGTTGTACAGATTGCATATGCAACTCCTGAAAATCAGGCCACTATGATGGAGCAACAGAAGAATGATGCAGAAAACTTATCAAAAATTATAATGGAGTATACGATTGCACGTGTAGAATCAGTGCGTGTTTCAGACATCTTCTCCAGACAGTATAACATTTATAACAATGTCAATTCAAAGAAAGATGAAGAGAAGAAAGAGTTTATCATGAAGTGCGTTAAGGATGGGTGTCGCGGCTTCCTATCTCAAGCCTACAAGTGCGAGCTCTGCTCTACTTACGTTTGT